AATAATATGTATATGGCATTATGCCACTTTTATGATATTAACTAGTAAGATCTACTAACTCACACTTGTCTCCACTACATGCAAACTGTTGAGTTCCTGTAGTCTTGTCTTCCTTCTCATACTTGTGTAGATCTGACCAATTCACATTCTTGGGCATCTTCTCAGTCAATGCTTCAAACTCTTCTTTAGAACATTCTTGATATGGTGCTTGACGATAACTATGATCGCTGTGTGGTAAGAAAGAAATACCACTGATCTCATCGAAGTGCTTATACACCCATGCACCAACTTCCATCCATTCGTTCTCACGAACAGTTACGGTGATGCTTGGTTTATGCTCACACCAGAATCTTTGATATGTTAGCCAAAGACTCAGATGATCAAGCGCAGAAAGATCATTACGAGTTAAACATCCATCTGGCGACTTAGTTGGGAATGAGAACACCATGACCGAATCTGGTTTCATCACGCACTTCTCGTGCGGAAATCCCATATCGATCATCATATTGCAAAGAGGATCTTTCTGATCTGCTCGAACAGTACGAATGTAGTATTCGCTGTGACGAGGATGAATACCAGAAGCAGCATCGACCAATTGTGAGACTGTGCCACTTGGTTTCACACAAGTAATTGCTGCAGCTGGATTGATTCCAAGCTTCTTAGCAAAATCCTTGTTTGTCTTAATGGCTAGTTCTCTGAGCTGGATCAACCCCTTCTCCAGATTGATGACATCATTTGCCATATTCTCATTGTCAAGAATGCCAGTTAGAGATACACCCAACAATGCCTCTTCTTCACAGTTCTTCTTCCATTCACTGGATAGGTATGGGAAGTCTGTCAAAGACGCTTGGAATGTACCTAGGATCGTCGCTAAGCGAACCTTACGAGCAAGATCCTCAGCGGTGTCAGAAGCGCGTACAATGACTTCTGAGAGGTTACAGAACTGTCTGTCGCGTAGGATGATCTCCGAGCAAGGATTGGTTCCAAACTCGTATGTTGCGTCTCTACGATCACCCAGTTTTGCTACGGTTTTCTTGCAGGCTTCACGATTAAAGATGCCACGTTCGCCACTCTTGCTCTTATATAAAGACACCCATTCTTCCATAAAGACACCAATGTCTGGCTTTTCTTTGTAGACAACGGAATTGTTGGCAAGAGCACGCTGCGGATTTTCATTCCACCATGCTCCAGATTTGGCATCCCGCATTCTCTCATCAGTGAGATTGCTGAGAGAAATAAGTGCGGATCGGCGCACACCTCCCACCACGACAACTTCTGCAACTTTACATACGATATCGTGACACTCAAGGGAAGTGAGTTTGCGGCCTGCACCTTTCTTAAAAGTATCAACAGTAAATCTAAAGAGATCTTCAAGCGGCCCCGGGCCACTAGCACGCCCACCAAAGGTTTTGAGTCGGGCGCCAGAAGGACGAACCTTTGAGACATCCCACTTGGGAATTTGACCACCAATAAGTAGAGATACAAGCTCCCTATATGCTTTAGCCCAACCAGCTTTGCTATCTTGAACAACAATAGTGGTCTCACTGTTTGTGAATTCCTCTGCGATAGTTGGTAACTTTTCAACATATTGTCTTTCGACAGAGAATCCGACGCCGGTTCCACACATGAGTATATAGAGAATCTCATCAAATGCCCGAACTCTATTAACAGCAACATAAGAACAATTATATCCGGCGGTGTTGTCGCGCTCTAAAGCTTCACCGGATGTCATCAATGATCTCATTGAAGGCATGATTTCTAAAGTTAAAACTGCAGTCTCTAATTCTTTGCGAAGACTTCCGGAAAGTATAAACTTATTATTTTCCTTTAATTTATTCTCAAAAAAATCAAAGTATCGCTTAACGGTTTCTTCCCATGTCTCGCGGCGGTTTTCGCTCTCAATCCATCGTGAGTAGCGCGAAAGGTGAATAAAGTCTTGATATAGATTTGGTAAACTCATAATAATGTTCCTAAACTTAGTGGGTGATTTATGTAGTAACAGGGCACAGTGCTTGCCATGATTGTGGGTACAATTTTTGAATGATCTCTCCGATTGCTAATGCATACTGTTGAACTTCCCACTGTGCATGAGTATCGCTGCGTTGATGGAATACTCTAGAATATCCAATCAAAGATCCTGTCCACCACCACTCAGTATATGTTCCTTGTGGCAAAACAGATCTTGCCTGTTCAGGAGCAACTCCCTTATCCAATAGCATTTGATATACTATTAGACATTCTTGAGCTGCCATCATATATGCCCGATTACAATCACTAAATGAATCATCATATGCTTTGAATCCAGAAGATCCTTGCTTTGCTCCATCGGTTGGTGCATTTCTCCATTGTGGATAATATACTTCTGGCAAATGTGTAACATATCTGCGTGATACTTCGTTCTCTACAAATCCCACTTTATGTTTAAACAATTGTGTGCGAACAAATATTGGAGCTTTGATTCTCAAGGTAATCTGAGGATGTGCGAAAGGAGTCCAATGTTTATGTTTTGCTAAGTAATTTATTAATTTAGCATCACGATCTTTGAACTCTGTACTTTCTACATTAAATGAAACACGAGCAGCATTCACTACCGTGAGATCATCTCCCATATGAGAAACATATTCAACATGACCTGTATTTAATACTGATATCTTTTCTGTCATACTTTCTTCCAATCATTTAACTTTAATTGTGCTTGTAATCCATTATAGGTATTTGCATTTAGAAGTGCAACTACTTGCTCTGATGTTTTTCCTGATAGGATTATGTCGTTAATATCTTTTTCTTTAACAACCTTAGGCCATATCACTACATTAAACTTGTTGTCAATAAGACCTTGAATATTATTTACAACATCTTTATTTCTTGGTTGATTGTCAATGACAAAGACTACACGCTTTCCATCGAAGGTATCAGGTAACTCCATAGAGTCATCCATACCAAGAGTAGCAACACCATTTGGTAGAAACAAAGAATCTAGTGGACCTTCAACAACATAAATCGGCTCATCTTTGACTCTTTCCAATCCATACCAAAGACGAGATTCTTTTTTAGTTTTTATGGTGATATATCTAATTGCTTTTTTACTAGTACCAAGATATCTTCCCTGTACTCCAATCAAAGAGCCAGATGAGTCATAGATTGGTATTACTAATCGCTTTTCTTTTACTAATCCTGTGTTGTCTGGATTGATTGAAACAGCAACAGAAGAAAAGTCTTCTGTGTAATACAATAGATCTAGAGCTGTATCAGGAATCTTTCGAGAAAGAACATATTTCTTGCACTCATGAGAATCGTCTAGAGATCTCAAAGAAACACAATTCGCTAGTTCTTTCTTCTTTGCAAATACTGGTTTTTCAAAATGAATAACTGGTTTCTTGAAATTGGATTTACCATTTTCTCCATTCTTCCAACGCTGAAGGGCATACTCTTTGCATATGTTAGGATCTACCTTTTCAAGTAGATTATACAAGTTACTGCTGAATCCACAGTTGTGGCACTTGAAGAAAAAGTCATTATTCTTTTGAAAGAAGAATCCTCTTGCTTTATTCTTGTGCTTAGTAGAATCTCCACAAATAGGGCATCTGCAATTGGCTAGATTGTCTTTCTTCCAAGCAAACTTCTGAAGCTTACTTGAAATTATATTAATGAACATTTTATCAATGTATGTTGACATCAGAATTTCCACTCCCCGGAAGAATTAGTTTTCAACTTCTTAAAACTATCTCGCATGTCATAGCCAGATCCTGCTTCTTGATCGTTAGTTTTGTTTCCAAGACTCAACATTGGCTGAGCAGCTGGCGCAACATCAAACAATTTCATCTTGGCACGATTCAATCCCACAACAAATTTCTTGTTAGTCATTCCATTGTTGTATCGATTCTTCAACTGCTTGATCATGATTTGATTTGCTTGTTCTAATTCTTCTGTTGAGATTAGCGCAATCATAAAATCTGTTGTGGCAGGAAGACCGAATGATTCTGATGTATTCTCCAATCCGACATCAGTGTTTGTATATCCTTCTCGATTTGTCTGAGTCGCTGTCCAAATTGGAATATCTTTTTCTACTGCCAATGCTCGTAGTTCTTCTGCGATAGCTTTGATAATAGTGTATGAGTTTGCTGATCCATTCATCTTGATTCTAGAAGAAGAACAGATGTTCAGGTAGTCAATGAAAATAACATCTGGCTTGAATCCCTTCTTGATTACCAACTCATCAAGCAATGCGCGGAAATGTGTTGAACCTGCACTTGATGTGGGGTATTCTTTGATAATCAACTTAGATGTGATATTACTACAGACAGTATTCATCTTCTTCATGTAAGATGAATGTGTTAGATCTTTGAGATCATCCATTGTAATATCTAAAAGATTGGCATCAATTCGTTCTGCGATTCTTTCTTCTGCCATCTCGCAGGTAATATACAGAACATTGTAATTCTGTACTAGACAATTGGCTGCATGATGACACAGAAACAAAGATTTGCCTACGCCAGTGCCAGCCATTACAACATTTAAAGTTTTGGTTGGGGTTCCACCAGCTGTGATGGTATTGAGGTATTCAATATCAAATGGAAGTTTCTTTTCCTTGATGTGATAGAACTCAAATCTCTGTTCCGCATCTTGTGTGTAGTCGTGTCCTACATGAGCATCAAAAGAAACAGCAAGAGCATTTGACAGCAATTCTGGAATGGCAGTCTTGTTTCTGCCTTTATCCTTACCATCAATGATCTGAATTGATTCCATGATTGAATTGTAGATTGCTTTATCTTTGCAGAAATTCTCAGTCTCTACAACTATCCATTCGACATTTACTTTCTCTGCAAAGTCAAAGCTTTCTACTAATTCTAAACATTGAGTAAACTCAGTCTCTGATACACTCTTTAGTTTATCCAATGAAATAATCACCGCCTCCTTTGAGGGGACGGTGTTATATTTCATAAAGAAGTCTTCGATGTCTTGAAAGATTAACTTCTCACACTTGTCGTGGAAGTATTCAGATTTCAGAAATGGGATCACCTTGCGACAAAAATCTTCGTTTGTCATCAATGTCCGTAATATCGTCCGTTCTATTCTCTGACTCATTAGCACTTTCTTCTAACCAATTATCTAAAAGTTCTATAACAATATCACCTGCAAGCATGTAAAATTCTTCCCCAATTATAACCTCTTTTGGGTTTTCCACAAGATTGATATTGAAGTTTAATCTGGCTGATTTCTTATCAATGCCTTCATCCACAGATAACTTCTCGTAGGTGTATTCTACTCCTTCATACTCACCATGTTTAATTCTAATTACAACATAGCCATTATGTGTCTTTTCTGTGTATTCGTATATTTTAGCTATCGAGTTTTCCATATTTAAATTCCTTTTGAATTCTTTCATCGAGTTGCTTTAGAACTTCATCAGTCAAATACTTCTCTGGCTCATCGTTGATATTCTTCATGAACACCTTTGAGCCATCTGGAAGTTCGATGCGAGTAGAAACACTCTTGAATATTCCATATTCAACTGCAAGATCAGCCAATCCATGATAACGACTCAGACCGCTATCGTAGTTCAATCGTGTCTCTACTTTCATGTTCTCTTTGGCAAATCGATTCTTGTAATTCAAACAAGTTACAAAATTACCAACGATGCCATCATCAGTCTTATCTTTCTTTTTGCTGAGAAAGAGAATGGTACTGGCAGCATACTTAACACCGCTACCACCGGACAAATCCTTGGTTGGAACATATGCGCCAATGACTTGATATGTGTGATTGGTTACTAGCATAGGAATCTTAGCTTTGCCTAGCTTAGCAGTAAGAACTCGGAAGGCACCCTTCACCAACTGTGCTTTAGTCATATCTCGCACATTCTTTCCTTCTGCAGTATCATTCATCTCTTTCTCTGTTGAAAGCATTCCGAGAGAATCTAGAACCATAAGAAGAGGCTTACGTTTGCCTTCTTCTTCTGCAAGATATGAATTAACAATCTTCAGAGCTTGTGTCTTGAATTCTTCGATAGTAAGAACTGGAACAATTGCCAGACGAGTAATATCAATACCACGACCTTCTAACATATCACTAGTGATTGCATTTTCTGCATCAAAGTATAATACCATTGCATCTTTATTGCTGTCTAGAAAATTCTTACACACACCAAGAGCAAAGAAAGTCTTTCCTGTTGCTTGCTCTCCTGCCAAGCAAGTGATTCTATTATCTGCCAATCCTCCGTATATACTTCCACTGAGAAGGGCATTCAAAGAATATGAGCCAGTATCAATAAAGGTTGTAGTGTCTTGACTTTCCGCAGCGATGAATGCTTCCGCATTCCCAGTAGTTTTTAGTAGTGATTTAATATTCATATAGTTCCTTATGTAAAAAAGCTTTCGAGTGTGTTGTGTTTTTCCGCATCCCAACCAATCACAGTAAGAATATTCATGAGAGGATCTAGAAATGTCTTCTCAAACTGCATATCATAGTTAACATATTTATTCAAATCAAGCTCAATTGGTAAAGAATTATGAAATGTAATTACCATATCTTTACCACTAGGACCACATATTGGATTGGGAGCCTTTAGATATACAAACTTGATCTTATCACCATCTGTGATGAGTTTGTATTTCTTTTCCAATTTTAATTTACGAATGTGGTGATTGTGAAGCAATGCTCCCTTGACTGCAATTGGCGTAGATTTGCAATAGATTGTGGTGGGATGATGATATATCTTTAGCCCATTAACGCCACGGGGAAATGCAATGTCTTCAACCGGAAGTGAGTAAAATACACTCTTGAACTCCGCAATGAAATTTATGAGAGTTTCTTGATCA